TGGATACGAATACCCAAGTCCTCTGCCTTATCGGGGGATAAAGCCCCAGATGTCACATTGTCCATTTGTCGCAGACTTGCGACGTCCTGCTGATTCAGTTCCTGTTTTTCTTGGACTTGGAATCCGAATACATCAGCATTCTGATCAAGCCAAGCGGAAATTGCTTCTTCTGAAGCATCTATATCAGTTGGCACGAACGATGCCACCTTTGAATTTACGCCACGGGATGAAAGTACATCCTTCAAAACCCGCTCTCGCTGGGATTTACTTAAATCTCCTAGAGTTACCTCTAGTTCTTTAGTACGCTTTTGTTCAGCACGTAGTGCCTTACGAAGCTTTTTGACGAGATCAGTATCAGATTCAAACGTTTGGCCATAAGCCTCAAGGTCATCTTCTTCTTCATCCCAGTAGTTATCGCGGTCGTTGCTCATAGCAACCTCTCCCTTTTCTGTTAGTTGTATTCGCACACCTCAGTAATAAACGGGGATCTATTACTGGCTTGTGCTTTCGGTCTATTACGCTTTACGGGGCCGATCGATCCGTAAAGGATTCTTTTATATCATTCCAGCAGAAGGTAAATTAAACGACTTGCCCAGTCCTAATCTACTGTAGGTACCAGAAGATCCTTGGAATGCTGCCGTTTCTTGCTTCTTTAGTTTTGCTCTACGAGCAGAATTCATATTCATAAACTCTTCATTTTGAAGTTCGCTTTGAATATCAGCAGAAGTTCCTGCTTCCTTACCTTCGTAGATACCTGAAAGTTTAGTTGTTGTTCCAAGAATTTGAGAAACATTTTCAAATCCTGTACCAGCAATATTAGCAATCTGTCCTTCGCTATAACCCAAGTCAGTAAGACGTGATGCTTGTTTCTTAGCAAACTCTGTGTCAAGTGTTAATTGAGTTTCTGGAGTAGCACGACGGATTGCTTCAGTAGCAAATGCTGCTGTGTTTCTGTTGCTCTCAAGTTGCTTAGTTCCAATATCAGGATTCAAGAAGAAACTTGTAAGGTCTTGTGCTTGTCCAATGTATCCAAGTTGTTGTAAAGACTCAATGTATGCTTTGTCAGCAGTAAGTGTCTTAAGACGAGCAGTATTCATACGCTCATCAAGTTCTGCTACAGATACATCATTTTGCAAATATTTCTGAATTGAATCTTTATTTTTAAAGTCCACAGAAACGCCATACTTATCTACAAGTTTTTTATATCCAAGTACTAAAGGTACTAAATCTTTAGGTAACTTTTTAACTGTTAGTTTATTGTTAAAAGAACCAAAATCTGTATAGTAAGGGGATTCAACTACATTTCCTTTAGAATCAGTAAAAGATGGCAAGTAAAGATATTGATCTACCATATCATCTAGTTGAGTAGAAAAATCAAATCCACCGTCAGTAATGAGTTTTTGAAAATAAGAAACACTCTTCATTACTGTTTCTTCTGGAAGTCCAGCAGCAAGTAACTTTGCTTGCAGGATTAACCATGTTTGATTAAAACCTTTTAGTGGGTCTACAACATCAGCAGGAGGGTTATTTTCTGCTTCTCTTGTTAAACGATCCCAGTTTTGACTATCTGTAAATCCACCACCACCTACGCCACCGTCTCCACCGTCTCCGCCATCGCCGCCATCGCCGCCGTCTCCGCCATCGCCGCCGCCATCTCCACCATTACCGCCGTCGCCACCGTCGCCAGTGCCGTCGCCTGTATCTGATCCAGTATTTCCTTCTTGAAGATAACTAGGCAAACTCCAACCAAAACCTTCAGGTACTCCATCACCTTCGCCTGTAGCAGTAAAGGTAGGTGTTTCGTTAGATGTTTCACCAGGAAGATCATTCTTTCCAGCAACTATTGTTGACGCTGCTATACCAGCGGCTGCCATTGCAGCAAGACCAGCCTTAGGATTATTTTTAATTGGTGTTTTAGCAGGCGGTGTTGCAGCCTTAGTTTTAGCATCGGCCTTTGCCTTTGCATCGGCTTTTGCTTTAGCGTCTGCTTTTGCTTTAGCGTCTGCTTTTGCTTTAGCGTCTGCTTTAGCCTTAGCTTCGGCTTCTGCTTTAGATTTAGCTTCCGCTTTTGCCTTTGCTTCGGCCTTTGCCTTAGCGTCAGCCTTGGCCTTGGCGTCTGCTTTGGCTTTTGCTTCTGCTTTGGCTTTAGCATCTGCTTTGGCCTTGATTTGCGCCTTAGTAGGAGGTTTTGGCTTAGCAGGAGGCTTAACAGGCTTTACAGTAGAAGGTCTAGCCGCTCTTGCGCTACCACCTGCACCACCAACACTACGCGCTCCACCCCCGCCACCGGGGATTGCCATTGGATTTTCTTTAGCCATTTTATCCGAGTCCCATCTTAGAGATTATGCTATCGCCAATACTGCCAAAGGCAGATGCAGCAGCTGGGCTGTTCATAAAGTCAGAACTTCCTTGGACAATTCTTAATGCTTCTGAGGCGTTAGCGTTACGCACATTACCTTTTTCATCTTTATAGTTAATTAACTGTTTGATTAACGGGTTATCAAGGTCGTAATATTTTCCAGTAATCTTGCTAACAACAGGAATATACTGATCAGCAAGTGTCTTTAAATCATCACCAGCAGCAAGTAGATCAGCAGCACCTGGGTTTAACTTAGCGGCTACATTACGTATTTTCTGAGTAGCTTCTGATAATTTCTGAGCAGCCATAGAACTATCACCAGTGCCAACAATATCTTTAACGGTAGCAGCAAGAGTTTCAAATGATGGCTCCTGTAGGTTATTATCTTTATAAGTTTTGCGCAAAGTGTCAAGAAGTACCTTTGCGGCACCGCCAGTTTCTGGACTAATTTTGTATTGCTTTGCTAGATAACTAGCAAGGAAGTTAGTCTGTTCTTCGGCAGTAAATCCTTGGCCACTAACCTTGCTTGTGTACTTACTAGAAGTACCACCAGTGCTTGAAGTAGTTGTGCCACTACGAGTGGTCACGACTGCTTCTTTCTTAGCCTTAGCATTAAAGGCATTCATGAAGTTTGTAATTTGTGCGCTAGTCGGTGCTGCAGAGAAAGCAGTGTAGTACGCCTTAGAGAAAGTAGTCGAAGCATCTGACTTATCAATTAGATTAAGAGCAGTAGATATATCCTTACTAAAGGTAGTTTTAGGCCCACCACCACCGCCAGCACCACTTATACCATTCTTAGCATAATCTTCTAGTACTGAGAAGTAATCTACACCAGCAGCACGTGATACAGCAAGAATATTCTTCCATGCTGCTTGGTCTTTCATATCAAGTATGCCCATTGGGCTAGTACCTTTAGATTGTCCGGTACCACGAAGGAGTGCTTGTAAGTAAATTAAGTTATTACCATATTGGGAATTCTGTTGACTGCGTAAAGCATCCATTTCTTTATATACTATTTGACCAAAAGCAACTGGATTGGCAGTATCTAATGCTACTGTATAAAGAGAACCGTCTGCGCGAACTTGTTGTGCTAGAGCAGCAGCAGCGTTGTTGTTAGCATACTGACCCATAGAGGCGTAAGCAGATGGTGTCTGATTTTGATTCTGTACCGACATTGAGTAATTGCCCATACCAGCCATTGTTAACCTCTCGCTTTCATAGTTCCTGCAAATACCCTATAGAACATAGGAGCAAATGCTGGGTTCTTCATCATTAAACCGTCTGCTAGTTCTTGCAGTTGGGTGCGTAGATTGGTTGCGTACCAGTCAGTGCTACCTAGATCAGGTTCAGCAGATGTTCTAGTCTGTTGCAATAACTGAATAGCATTTGAGTATGCTGTATAGAAAGTTTTAGTTTCATCGTACACAGGTGATATCTGGAATGCTTTATCTTGCAACGCTTTACCAATGTTGGCAATACGCTCTTGATCTGTACCAGATTGAATTACTGATGCTGGAGCAGCACCACCAAATCGCTTGTTTAACTTAATTACTTCTGAGGTATACCAAACATCTGAGTAACCCATAACTGCCTGCATATCAGATACCTGAGATAAAGCCATCTTGTAAACAAGTTCCTCAGCAGCATTAGATAGTTCTTCGGTGCTTAATGGATCTCTGCGTCCTGAAGCCTTCTGCCAGTTGTAGTAAGCAGTTGCTGCTTCTCCACCCGGAAAGAAGTAAGGAACAATGTCACCAGACTTAGTAGCGTACTTATCCGCTGCTTCTGGATTCATGTTTAAGAAAGTCCAAGCATCTTGGCTGCCCGTAGAAGCACGAGATGAACCAGCAATAATTGCTAGTAGATTCTGCTCACCAAAGGTATCTGAGAACTCAGTAACAGAAGCCATGTAATCACCAGGATGCTTATCGCTAATGCGACTCCAAGCGTCGTAAAGCATTGTCAAACTAGCAAAGTCAACCTTGGCTTTATTGGTAGGAATCTTTGCGTAAATCTCTGCTGAAGGAGTAGCAGGAGCAATGTTCTGGAATAGTGCTGTAAGCAATCCAATGCCACGTGACATACCCTCAGCATCCTTGAATAAGCGCACACGTTGCGCATCATCTGCTAACGGATTTTTACCATACTCACCTGTAGAGGCTAGGAACGATGCCCAGTCCTTTACACCCTTTTGGACTGTCTTATCATCGCCAATTGCGTAGTAGAAGCCTTTACGTAGCCATGCTGGTGCTAATGAACCAAACGCATCCTGTGTCTCGCCAAACGGCATTACAGCCCCACGTAGGGTATCCCATACAGGGCCGAAGGCAGCAGACTTGCCACTGATTTGATAAGCAAACTGCGCAGCAGGGCCGAAGCCAGGCATACCAGGGTTAACAGAACCAAATGCTAAGTTAAGTGCTTGTACTGGCGCTGTGATCTCAAGAGCATTAACTCCATCTTTCTTACCACTTAAAGCACCAACTAAGCCACCAATGAAACTTCCAGCAATAGGATACTTGAATCTTTTATCGCCGTATGAATCCTCGTAGACAAAGCCTTGACTTGAATCATAGTTGACACCAGTTAGATCATAGATAGCATTTGAACCTGGCTGATTAAGTGAGTTGTAAGCACGACCCAACTTATAGAAGTTAATTGGGTTATTAACTGCTAACTTACCCCAAGTTCTTGCTGTATTACCCCATGCTTGCGCGAATGGGAATATAAGACGTAGTGAGTTAGCAAACTGCTTTTGATCAGCGGCATTGTAGAATAACTCTTTAGTGTACTTAGCACCGGCTTTAGCAGCCATAGAGTTAAGTGTTTCTAACGTAACTCCTGCTTGGTGAACATAGTTAGCACCGCGACTATTAAGTTCTTTTTCAATAATCCTAATAGTTTGATGAGTCTTAATTGGCTTGCCAGCAATCTTTAGACCACCTAAGTTATCCTTAGCACTATTTAGTAGTGTTTTAAGATCATCAGTATTAAGCATACGTGCGTAACGACCAACGTGATCCCAATAAGCCATACGATACTCAGGGCCAAAGTTAACAATATTCTCAAGTTTAGTGTTCTGATCAAAGAACCAGTCAACTGCTTTTGTGAACATCTTTGTATCAGCATCTTTAAACACCTTTGTAGTGCCAAGCAATACTGCTGAGTTAGGCATTTCAGCACGTGGGAATAATGTTTCTAGTGCTGATTTGAATGGAACTTCTTTTCCATCCATCTCAATAGCATTCTTCATCTTCTTGTATGAAGGAATTACCACATCACCGTACTTGCCTTCAGCAAGCATCTCTACAATTAACTGTGACTTAGGGCCAGAACCTCCGATAGCGTTCAATGCGTACTGGTAACTAGCAGTTGAATTAGGATCAAAGAGGTAGTTACGAATATTTTCAATGTTTAAGTTATCTTTGCTGAAAGGCTTTGCAACGTCCTTCAAAAATATAGTGTCAAAGTTAGATACCTTGTTACGGCCTGATTCACGCACAATGCGAGAAGCCTTATGGAATTTTTCAAGTATAGCAATTCCTGCTTTATCAGAAGTTAAGAATTGAAGTGTCTTATCTTGAAGTTGTGGAGTCTGAGATTTAGCAACGTAAGGCATAAGATCATCAGTAGCAAAACGCATTAGGCTGATTGCTAAACCCTTGTAGTAATCTTCATGGTTATTATCAATTACTTGATATACTTTACCCATGAAGCCAGTGCGAGTATCACCGGCACTGATAGCGCGATTCATGAATTGTAGATACTCATCAATTGCTTGAACAGCATCTTCTTCCATGGAAGCATTCTTAAAGTTAGTGCCAAATAGATCGTTCTGATACTTTGCTGTTTTAGAAGCAAACTGCTTTAATGCTCCGCCTTTAGGATCAGCAATTGCCATAGCAATGAAACTTAGTGGATGATTAAATAAACTATCATGACCAGAGAAGAACTGGCGGAATTGCATTTCACCAATGTTACGAAGTGTGTATGATACACGGAATGCTAACTGAGCAGTTCTCCAGTAGTCACCAATCTCCTGAGAGAATGCATCAAATGCTTGTTTCTTACCGTAAATAATATTCTTATTGTACTTACCAATAGCAGCTATGATTGGTTTGGTGTCACGTAACTGAATAACATCATCTAGGAACTGGTGAGCATAGTTAGCACCTTCCATAGCCAACTGCTCTCCACCATTGATCATCATAGTTGGCGTAGTTCCAGCAGCAAGGTGTCCGTAAGAATATTGCTTAATGATTGCTTGTTCTTCACCAGCAACCTTTAGCGCATCTTCAAGAACCTTTGTTAGTTCTTTACTACCATTACCATAGGTGTCAACAAGTGCCTTCTGAGCAACCTTCATGCCGTCCATAATAATCTTTGAACGAACTGTTGTTGCTGGTTCACGAATAACTTTGTTTAGAATGTTATCTACAACATTTTGAGGTACTTTAGAAGTAGTAAACCAGTCATTTAATCCTGGAACTAACCGATCTAGATCATCTAGTGGCAAGATAGTAGCGCGAACAAAGTTATTTGTAAGTCCTCGTTCAGCTTTCTCAATGAACTTCATAGCGCGCATGTTTACAGGATCAGACAACTTAACAAGTGGATTCTTACTTGCTAATGCTGTTTCTAAACGCATTGACAGGCTACGAGCAATAGTTGGATCTGTTTCAGGAGATGCAAGGTGACGTAAGAATATGCTTGTAACTTGATCTGCTGTCTTAGCATCTGCTAATTCACGAACTAGATCAACATCTAACTTACGACCAAACATACGGTGTAGTTTAATAGCGTTAGTTTCTTTCGCTACTACTCCAGCAATAGCAGTAAACTTACGGCCAAATAGATACTTCATGGCCTTTGTAATATCTGCTGATGCGTTACCACCAAAACTATCTACTAGACCAATTTCTTGAGCAACCCATTCACGAGCATACTTTGCTTGACCAATAGCCAAGTCCATATCCATAATATTGGCAATACCAACATTGTCAGGATCACTTATAATTCTTTTAATTAGTTCTGGATCTTTAGAAGCAAAGTTACGTAGGATAGCAACATCTTTTAAGCGTTGCTTAGTTGCTTCTACTTCTGCTGCTGCTTTTTCTACAGCTTTCTGATGACGTGCAAGTTGAGAAGCAGTCTTTTCGATAGATGCGCCAATATTTACACCAGCGGCAATACCAATTCTAGTTGAATCTGCTAATACTTCACTTGCTTTAACTGAACGAGCAGCAAGTATCGCAGCATTAGTGATTACAGTTCCACCTTGACGTCCAAAGATGCTACGGATATTTGTAAATCCGTCAACTTTCCAGATGTTTTCAATTGCATCTGTAATCATGCCAATAGCATGTGGATTCTTAGCGGTAGCAATCTTGCTAAGCATTGATCCAAGACTTTCTGGTGTGCCACCGATCATGCCATCGATGATTCGCATGGATTCTTCCATGTCATTAGCAAAATTAGCAAACACATCACGAGTTGAACCAGGTAATGAAAAGTCACTTGCCTTCTCTAGCATGAAATCACGTAGTTTTTCACGCTTTGCTATCTCAGCAATAGTATCTTTAGTGGTTAACTTTGTCATATCATCAGCAAGATCCAGAATAACTGGTGCTTTCTTGCCTTTAGGTAGCATCTGTGCTACAAATTCTTCAGTTCCGCGAGCGGCATAAGTTAATTTACCAACTTCAGGCATAGTATCAAAGAACAATCCAGCAGGAAATGCTTCTCCAGCGTTCTTAAAGTCAGCAGAAACCTTACTTAGAGTGTCAACAACCTCTGATTGCTTACCAGTGTTCATTGATTCAAAGATAAATTTAGATACTTTAGTATCATCTAATGCAACTTTTACTATGTTAGCATCAATCTTATTTGCAGTATCTAGTTGCTTTGTTGTTTGAGCCATAGTTGCCTGAGTAAGTGACTCAGTTGACTTAACTAATTTTTCCTCAGCCTTAAGATAAGTAGATTCTACGTTACGCACAATCTCTTTAGCACCCTTAGTGCGTTCTTTAATAAGAGCAATTTCTTCTTTGCTAAGTCCAGTAGCCTTCTTTAACTCGGTTGCTTCAGCAGTTACACGAGCAGCAGCGGCTTTAGCCGCAGTAAGTGACTTACCACCACGACCAATTTTTGTAAGAACGCCTGCTCCACCAGCATATGTACTTGGATCAGCAGCAATGTTTAATGTAGCATCAATGATTCCTGAGGTAACTCTATAGAATGTACTATTAGGATCAGCGCCAACAACCTTCATTGAAGCGCGACCAAGAGTAAATGATTTACCGTTGATTTGTCCATAAGCAGCCATAGCCTTAGCCTGTGCCTTTTGAACCTTTGAATCGTGTGAGATAAAGAATCCAGAACCAGTATCTACTGCTGTTGGATTACTTAAGAATGATCGTCCAAGTTGACCTAGTTGAGTAGTTTCTCCAAAAGGCCCAGCAGCAAGATCACTAACAAGTTGACTTGCTTTCATATCTCCTGTTGCTGCAGCGTAAGCATCACGTCCAACTGTAGTTACATAGTCATATGGTGATCGCAACGCAGCAAAAAGTGTACGAGTAGTACCCTTAAATCCAGAGTACATAGCATCTTTAATGCTAGTAAGAACTGACTTATCTTTTTCAACCGAAGATTTAATGTTCTTTGTATTTAAATAATCTTGTTTTAGTTGAGCGAGTCCATCAATAGATGCTAACTTGCCCATTCCAGGCATATCTGGGTTAAGTCCCATTTTGACAGCAGACATGATAAAGTCTTTGCTCTGGTTTGGATACTTAGCAAGAAAAGCATTGAACGTCTGATACTGCTGTGGACTAAGTTGAGTAATTTGAGATTGAATTACTCGATCAAGTTGAATCTGAGGATTATCGTAGATACCAGTAATCTTTAGATTTTTATTTTTACTGGGATTCCAGTAGTCTAAAGGATTATTAGCCACTAACGACCTTCTTCGTCAAATGCTTCTACCATGCGTCGTAATTGCGGTGTTGGGTTAGCCATGTACATAGCGCGCACAAGAACAGATAACTGATCTGGCGCATCTACTGGTGTCATTAAAACTTCTTCGCCAGCACCTTCACTCATTCCACCAGCACCCGTAGTAACTACTTCATCAGGGCGTTGCGTAGGAGCAAAAGCATCTACAGGAGTTACACTTGCCATTGCTGGTTGTTGTGTAGTATTTGGCATTGGAGTAGCCTGCTTTGTTGAAGCACCAGAGGCAAGAGATTCTAAATTCTTGCGTTCTCCATATGAACCATTAGAAGCGTTCTGAATCTTAGCGTCACGTTGGATGCGTTCTACTAGACCACGATCTGTTCGTTTAGCAAACCCTCCAGGGCCCGCTACAGGTGCAACATTTGACATATCTAGTCCTCATCTTCATCCATGTATTTGGAAACATCTGCATCTGTTGGGATCTTGAAAGTTACCCAATCAGGATACGCATCTTTATCAGTTACTAGCGCAAGCGCAATATCAATTTTAAATCCCGCACGGATCAACGAAGTATAAAATTCGTTAAGCCAAATACAGTACATTTCTAACTTGTTGTAATCACTAGAATCTACTGTTTGTATTCTTTTGCGGGTTGTGGGTTTCTTTTTAGGAGTTGCCACATTAACCTCCCAAGCCTGCCAACATAGTTGCTAGATCAGGTTGTCCACCTTGTGGTGGGACTCCACCAGAGGGTTGTCCAGGAGAAGCTGGGGACGGAGGCGCTTGACCTGGGCCCTGTTGACCTGGTGGAGCCATCTCTGGCTGGACTGGTTGTTCAGGCGCTGGAGGCGGAGTGAACACTGCCAGTGCAGCATCCTCGATGCTGTCCCCTTTAATTCGACGTTGAATAACGTCAGCAATATTTTGAATTAACTTAGACGGGTCTTGACCCTGTGCTGCCATAGCAGGAATTGCTTGCGCAGTTGCTGTGATAGATGCTGAGAGATTGTCACGCATCTTCTCAACTTCGATACGTTGTTCTTCCAGTGTGACGTTAACGCTCCAAGGAAGTTCACGGCGGATAAAGTCTTTAGATACAAGATTAGCACCTAGTGCTTGTAGAGAGAAGATCAAAGCGCGCGATGGGTCTAATCCAGCCATCAAGCCATAGCGAACTTCAATAGAAGTATCACCTTTAATGTCCTTGCTTGGCATGTACTTTAACTCGTACGGCGTACCTTGTGCGCTACCTTTGACACTCTTTTCTGTATTGAAAAGAACTTCATCCATTTCAAAACACAACTTCATAACATCTTCAAACACCTCAGCAAGGATGGTTTGACCAGCCTTGATCTGAGAGTCGAAGGCGCCGAGAAGTGCCTGGACACCTTGGCCAGTAATAATGCTGGCATCAATGTTTCCAGTTCTACCCTCAGGATATCGAGCACCAAGTCGTAATTCAGATTGGAGTGCTGATTGCTCCTGAAAAGCAGCAGCGGGAATGTCAAGTTTGACACGCCCGACACCTTGAGGACTTGCGGTTCTGATGATCGCATCAGGGCCCATAGGCAAGTCAATTACATCGTTTGGAACAACTATAGGTGCTTGGATTGACTTTTCAGCTGCTTCCATAGCAAGGTTAGCAAAGCGAGCACGAGCAAGTTGTACATATAGAACATCATCAAACTGTCCACGCGCTTCTTCGTCAATTCCTGGACGACGTGCGATGTGAACTGTCATTTTACCTAGCAAGTTCTTGGCTTGATTTAGCACCAAATTACTGCGGCTAGGGATGTATAGAACTGTTACGTCTTTATCTGTGTAACGAATAAGTTCAACAATAGAATTCGTATTCTGCTGCCAGCCCATACGTCCAAGAATTGCTCCAGCATATTCTGGATACTCATTGGCTAGTTCGCCAATAGTTTTCATGTAACGCTTGGCATAGGCAACACAGCGTCCAAAGCGATCAAACTCTGGATAAGCACCCATTGGATCTTCAACGCGGATACGTGGTAGGTTAGTTTCAAAGTCAGGCTCTACGTGAATAGGTACAAAGCCGTATGAGAAGTACCAGTCAGCACCCCAGTACATCTGTGACTGTAGGCGTGAAGTGTAAACATAATTGTTAGCAATCATGCTACGCTTGTCAGAGAAAGCACGTGCGCGATCAGATGTTGTATTAACAGTAGAACAGTTGAATGATGGCAATGGAGCCAATACCTCAGCCAAGTCGCGAGCAGCAACGTCAATGAAGTTAGCAACCATTGCATTGGTCATTCCCTCAGGAAACAGATCAGGGAATACATCTGCCATTTTGCCTTTACGAACAGCAAGAATATCAGCCATACGTCCATCGCGAGCACCATGGCGTTGTTTTAAATTCTCAACGCGGCGCGCAATCATCTCGATATCTACAGCCATTGCTATCCTAACTTAAAGGGAAATTATTTAGTTTCTTACGGTAACGCCATTGCGAGTTGGATTCTTAGGTACTTTAGGAAGGGTAGGTATTCCGCCTCTTTCCATAAATTCGCGCATTTTCTTTTCTTCAAGTTTTGCGGCTTTAAGTTTAGCAGCTTTTATTGACTGTTCTTTTACTTTTGCTCCAGTTTTGGCAGCCTGTCCACTAGCCGCTCTTGTTGTCAAGAGTGTAGACTTTTGATTAATAATGTTTTTTAATCCTGGAGGTGATGCAGGTACAACTTTAACAGAAGCCTTAGATGGTTCAGCCAACTTCTTTTTAAGAGTAGGCTTTACCCTACCTCCACCAGATGCACCGCGAACACCACGTGCTCCACCGCCGCCGCCAGGGGCTATATTGATATTATTTGGACGCGCCATTTGTTTTCCTATTCGTATTGGGCAAACTCATAATCGTTTACATTAACTGTAAATCGGTTATCCATTTGCTTGCGTGTAGCCCATCTATTGGTTAGATGGCTTTGGTTAATGCGAGCATTGCTGATTACTTCTTTAGCACGTAGTTCGCAGAACCACAGAGCCATAACACAGTCTGTCTTATTCTTAGTATCTGGGTGCCAAGTGATCAACTGTTGGATCAAAGCCTTGATACCTTCTGAACCTTCTTGTGAAGGAAGTTCAATCAGGTTATCATTCTGAAAGGCACCATTACGCATAGTTCCAAATAGGCCAGACATGGCAGCCACACCGAAAGATGTGTCCCATTTGTTCTTACCAGTGAACTGGCTAGAAAACTTTACACCTGAGTTAGCAAGATACTGGCGCAAGTCATCATCTAAAGCGTATGCTTTCTGATGTGCGTTGATCTCAATACGTAGTTCTTGAGGGTGATACTTAGTCACCCATTCTTCAATCAACTTCTGAATCTTCTGAGGAGTTGGATCTCGCATGTCCTCAACGTCCAGTATGTACCTTTTGCGAGTATTGCGATCTACAGTCATAGCCACAGCAGCAGTGTTACCTGTCATGGCTGGGTCTAGACCAATAATGGTATACCAAGCGCCTTGCTCTTTAGGGTGTCCGGGTACGCCAACCTTTAGTGGGCCGCGTTTGCGCATCCCGAATACTGAACCTTGCACGCATGCAGGCGGAAAGATAGAATCTTCTTGTACATCCTGCTGCTGGTAGACGAGCGCCCAAGCAGAAGGAGAAACCTCAGCGCGTCGTCGGAAGAGTGCGGGCCCGTTCCACTTAGGATATAGACCGTCTGCATCTGGAAGAACATCATCTTCGGAACCTTCCCAAGGTAAGTGAGACTTGGGCCACAAAGTAACCCAGTCCTCAGGCTTATCATGATACTCCAACACCGCAGGCATTGAAAGATATGTGAAGGGAGATTTACCACCAGTCCAGTGATCAGGACTACGGATCTCTCGATAGAGATCATTAGCAGCAATACGAGTTCCTACAACAAGTAGTTTACCAGAATCACCTAGACGAGTTACAACATCTCGTTGTAGCCAGAGCAGTTGTTTTTCCCACTCGTGAGCATTAGATGTAGTAACAACGTCGTCAAGAATGATAAGGTTAGAACGAGCACCAGTGATTTGACCACCAATACCAAGAGCCTGAACAGTTGGGTCTTTCTCTGTGGAGTCGCGGCTGAGATAGATTCTATCAGCCTTCCAAGTGTCCGCATCTTCTTTCCATCCCCCGACAGAGCCATATACGGCCTGAAGTTTAGCCCATCTCTCGTGGCTCAGTCGCTGCTTGATAGAGTAGAGATACTCCTTAGCGCGTTCCTGAGTCTTGGAGACGATAGTAATCTTAATGTTGGGATCCATAGCAATCCGATAGACACAGTAGTTGACTGTGATTACGGTAGACTTGGCATGCTCTGGAGGGACGTTGATCAGCAGACGCTTCTTAGAAGCTGGATCATAGACCATTGACTCATGAAGGTAGGATGGTTCGCGGCCTTCCAAGATATCAATCCATGAGCGATGATGTGGGAAGATCGGGCTGTCAAGAAACTCCCGTGAGAACTCCTCAAAGCCAATTTTAAACTTAGCGTCCCCTGAGACAATGCTGAGGGTCTTTTCGCCTTCCTTGCGGGCAGATTCAAGTTCCTTCATGAACTTAGGATCCTTGCGCCAGTCCTTCATCACATCAGGTTTACGTTCAGCCCTAGCAAGAGAGTCTGGCAGGTCGAGCCCTTGTTTGATATATTCAATAACCTTGGCTTTAGCCTCACGTAAAGCAACCACATTGTGGTGTTCTCTACCGCCTTTAGCAGCCATATAAATCCCCCATAATAACTCCCCCTTCGTTCGGCGCTCCCTGAGCGCCTCACTACCCCCTGGTTCGTGGCTGGCAATAAAGCCAGCCTACTTCGTAGGACTGTCTTAGCCACCCACTCACAGCCAGATAAACTCACTCTGTAGTAGTCGTTCGTTTATTTATAACTCTATATATACTAACCCGTTCAAATACAAAAAGCGAACGGTGTGATATTAAGAATGTGACTAAGGTCACTACTAAATGGGTATAAATACGGACATACCGGGGCACCCGTAATACTGGAAAAATAATTTGGAGCGATAGTATAATATACAGCGCGAGCGCATTATAACAACTGGGGTTGTTGTATGCGCGAGCGCGAGCCCAACGGCGACTGAGTTGCGGTGCCCACTGGCGGCAGTGGGGCGTGGTTCCGCTGCGCCCAGCGGAGATTTAATAAGAGTGCGACAGCACCTTATTAGGGTCAAGGGCAGAGCCCT